CAGCAGTAATACCTGTTGACCATAGAAGAAATTCTATTGGTCCTTTTGATAGAAGAGCACAAGCAATAGTTCCATCAGAAATATCAGCAAGTTTTATGTTAGACGCTCGTGGAAGGAATTTGCAATTCTTTCAAGATTGGGTTTCTAATATCGTATATATGGGAGCACCTGAAAAGGCAGCGGACATTATAGTTCGTGAATCTGATGGTGCAGCGTTTGGTGAGATAGCATATAGAAAAGACTATATCACTACAATGAGAATCAAAACATATGACATGGCAGCACAACATATAAATACAACTACATGTTATGAAGTCTGGCCTTCACAAATTGGTGATGTGACATTAGGCTGGGCACAAAATGATGAGATAGCAAGATTGACTGTAAACTTTCAATTGAGAACATGGGTTCAGGAGAACCATCAGTTGCCGGAAGGACAAGATCCAGCAACTTATGCAAACAGAGCTCTGTCCCCAATGGAACAATTGTTAAGAATAGGTCAAGCTGGAACAGCATTGAAAGCAAGTTGGAAGAAACCACATAATGTAGGTGATGTTATAAACATAGCATCTAATGCACAAACATTCTTGGGATCTTTCGGTGGTAGAAAAGGATAATAATGGAGAAATATTATGGCATTACCAACAATAACTCAGCCTGAGTTTGAAATTACCCTTCCTGTAATTAAAAGAAAAGTAAAGTTTAGACCGTTCCTGGTTAAAGAGGAAAAGGTCTTGCTAGTCGGTAAGGAAGGTACCGCACAAGATCAGATGAGAGCTATTAAGCAGATTCTGAAAAACGTTGTTCTAAGTCCCAAGAATTTTAATCCTGGTGACTTGACATCTACTGATGTTGAATATTTGTTTATGCACTTACGTGGTAAGTCCGTTAACAGTGTTATTCCACTGAAGTATAAAGATAAAGAAGACGAACAAGTCTATGACTTTGAGCTTGATATCGAAACGATTGAACCTACTATTGCAGAAGCTAGAAGCTATGACATTAAGTTAGCTAATGGCTTAATGATGCAACTGAAGGATCCAACTATCGATATTATTGATGCATGTGGTCTGGATATGGAGAGCTTGAAAGAAGGCACTGACGACGTCGGTGAAGAAGAACAAGACGCCATGTTCAAATTGATTGCTAATTGTATTGTTAAGGTCTGGGACAAAAGTGAAGTGTATGATGACTTTACTATTGATGAAGCTATTACGTTTGTAAAAAGTATCGATATAAAATCGTTTGAGGGCATTCAAGAGTTCTTTGATGGAGCTCCTAAATTAACTCATACTTTGAGCTATAAGAATAGTTTAGGCAATGATAGAGAGATAGTATTAAACGGTATCGCTGATTTTTTTTAATTCTGCTGAGCCATAATACACTAGCGAACTACTACGAACTTTGTTTCGCGCTGGTTCAGCATCATAAATATAGTATAACGGATATCGAAAATCTCGTTCCTTATGAACGTGAAATGTATGTTGCTATGTTATCTGCTCATTTGAAAGCAGAGAAGGAAAGAGCTGAACAGAGGAAACAAGGTGTTAAACCACCTCCTCGAAGGAATTTTAAACAGTTTAGTCGTTATAGACGCTAAACGATTTTAATAGGAGAAAAAGATGGCAGATCAAGATAGATTTCAAGGCGACATGTCTAGGAACGAAGTTGAAATAGACTTGCAGAAGTTTATGTCAATGGTATCGGAAATCGGTGAACTTAAACAAGAAATATTTGAATTAACAAATGATGATAGAGTCAACCCATGGCAGAAATGGATATTCTTTGCCAAGATGGTTGATGCTTGGAGAGTAATACCAAGATTATTCTTAGGAGTATATGTGTACTTACTTTACTACGCAACATTCTGGTTTATGGACTTACCCGAGCCTTCGATAGAACAATCTGGACTTATATCAATATTGGTAGGTGCCGGTGCAGCGTGGTTTGGACTATATGTAAATAGTGCAGCCAAAGAGCATGGCGATCAAAACCCTAACTAAGGTATAACAAGTGGCGACCGGTCTCCCAAATACAGATCCAATGTTAGGCAAACTTAATAAGTCTGCTGAGGAGACCAATGCACTCAATAAAGAAATTAAAGCAGCGGGCATTGATACTAGCGAAGCCATAAGCGAACAACTAAGTCTTATTTCCTCATTCACAGAGGTAATGAAAAACTATATCCCTAAACTGGGATTCATAGATGCACACACTCAAGCACTTAAATTAAAACAAGACTCAGCATTTAAAGTCTTAGAATCAATTGACGAGACTCTTAAAACACAAGCTGAACAAGTTGAAGCAGAGCCTGAAGAAGCAGAAGCAGAAAGAGCCGATCTAGAGGAGCTCCCAGCTGGTGATGCAGTAGCCATGGAAGAGGCCGAGGATGCTAGAGATGGTGGTGATGGTGAAAAAGTAGATACATTAGAAAGAATAGCTGATGATGTTGCTGCTATAAGAATGGCTGCTGAGGCTGGCAGTGAAGATGGTAGAGATCCCTTAACTGAGCCTGAAGTAGATGGTGGTGGTAATGTTACAGGTGGCGATAAAAAAGAAAAGAAAAAGAAAGGACCGCTAGCTAGCTTCCTGAAATCAATTACAAAGCTGTTTAGTGTTGTTGGCTTGATAGTCATGGGACTAGTCGCTGCATTGCTTACTGGATCTTCTGGATTATTTACTGCTATTAAATCATTGTTTGAAACAGTTATGAAAATCTTCACTATGCTAGTTGGCATTGTCATTGAGAAAGTGCTGCCAGTCGTCACTGAAGTATTCACCTTAATAATCGGAATAATAGAACAACTGCTTCCTCCAATAATGGATATAGTTAGTGTAATAATTGAAGTTGTGATGGGGGTTGTTGAATCATTAATCGGTCCAATAATGTCAATAGTTGATATGTTGGTGCCTATTATTATAGAGATAGTTAATGTCGTACTAGAAGTTATAATGAGCGTTGTAGACGTAGTGATGCCTATATTAGATCAATTTATCCAAGCATTACTTCCAATTATTGAAATGGTGCTAGATGTAATGATGTTAATATTTGATTATGTCCTAAGACCACTGTTGGCTGTGCTAGCTCCAGTTGTAGAATCTGTAGGCGATCTTATGATGTCCTTCTTTAATATGCTGATTTGGGTTTGGAATGGTTTATTAGAAGCAGCTGCCTCATTTGCTGACTGGATACCAGGACTAGATGCGCAAGCTATCAGAGACCAGAAAATGGATATGATGGAAAAAAATACAGCTAAAGATGAGGCAGAGAATATTGACTTCTCACAAGCTGATGAAACAGTAAATGAACAGATTCAAGCCAAGCTAGATGCTGGAGAGATTAATAAGACTACCGCTGAATCTTTAATGAAAGATAAAGCAAAGTATCGTGAGAAAGCAGAGAAGAAAAGACAATCAGTGGTTCAAGGTCTTAAAACAACAGAGGCCACAGTACCAGATGCATTGAAGAAAGATGGCGAAGAATTGAAACTTATATCCATGGACCTTAGTGGGCTCACTGATGGCGCCACAGGTAAAGTACTTGTTGATCCTAACAGTGTAGACGGCGCAGGTAATTATAGAGTATATGATGAAGAAGGTAATCCATTAACGTTCCCTGATGAATCTAACGAAGCAGTAATGATGGGTATTCATGCTGGTGTTGAAAATCTTGCAGCTAAGGAAGCTGGTAGTGAAGAAGAGTCATTCAGTATGGAAGCGCTCTTAGGATTAGATGCTGATGCTGGTGGGCAAGGTTTGGATCTTGCTAGTGAATCTCTTGACTCAGCTGATGCTCAAGCTGACGCTGCAGCTGGTGACGGTGGTAATAATGAGGTTAATGTTAGTACTCAAGGCGGATCACAAAGTTCATCCATCTCAAATAAAACAATTATAATGAACGACGGGGCCTCGGGTGATCCCCAAAGCCCACGTGGTTGGTTTGCTACACCGAATTAGTCTTCGGCTAATTTCTTAAAGAAATCCAAACTCTCATCATCTTCTGATGCAGCAACTTCTGGTTGTGCAGCAGCAGGCGTGGAAGGAATTTCAGCAGGTGGTTCAGCTTGAAAGCTACTTTCAGCAGTAGTTGCTGGAGCAGCACCATCAAGACCTAACACTCTGTTAAGTTTAGTTTGAAGCTCTTCATAAGTTTTGAAGTTAGCTGGATTCACAAACTCTTGCAGAGCGTATTGTGATTTCCATACAGTCTCCAACTCTTCATCTTCATCAAACAAAGGTCCAGCTGAATCTAATTCAGATTTATCATAATTTCTAAATCCTTCAACTTGTCTAATCTTCAATTTGAAGTCAGCACCTTCCCAAAGATCGAATGGGTTGATTGGGCTTTCATCTTCAAACTGAGGGTTCATAGCCTCGTTTAATTTGTCAAAGATTTTCTTACCGTACTTGTAAAGGAATACTTTTCCTTCAGTTTCAGGGTTAGATGGATCTTTAACAATATAGATGTTAGAAATAAAGCTAAGTCTACGTTTCTGTTTTCTTGCTTTATCTTTATTGGATTCAATACCTGAGTTCCATAACATTGAGTTATATTCAGATACTGGATCTTTCTGACCAAGAGTGGTCAAAGAGTCTTCAATAAACCATCCACCTGGTCCTTGGAAACCATGATCCCATTTTCTTACGAATGGTACATCTTCTCCTTCAGTTTCAGGTAGAAACCTAATCACGGCATAACCATTACCTGCTTTATCAACTTCTGGTTTCCAGAAACGATCATCAGGTCCAGGTCCGCCAGACTTTGAGTTTAGTTTATTAAGGGATGCAGTCAGTTTGTCAAAACCTTCTGCTCTGTTGCGCTTGAGTGCGCCGAACGAGCTAGTCATATTATTCTCCTATATGCGTTATATGCGTTATATCGTTTTATTACGTTTTATGCGTTTTATTAAAAATAGAGAGTATTAACTCCCTATACCTATTTATATCAACCGAGATGAAGGGATCATATTTCGTTGCCTTTAATTTAATGTCAGGCCACATAACATCATCTTTCAATTTTTCATCCCAATATACGAACATTTTACAACATTTATTAATTAAAGTCAACGTTTCAATACAAATATCTCCACGCATGTACAATCTTAATAGATATGGATGCTCATTAGGTGGGACAATAATATTATCATTAAAGTCCTCTTTCATTTTAGATAGGTCACTTTTAAAAACATAACTAAGAGATTCTTTTCTCTTTTTCCAATCCATGTATATCTGATCGGACTTATCTTCTCTTATGTTCCCTATATAAAAATCTTCACTCCCTACAAAGTTAGCAACAAGATACTCTATTGGATCTTTCTTCTTGCTTAGTTTATAGAAAAAATACTTATCTTTTCTTGATTCAAAAGTGGTGCGCCAAGCCTTAACCTTACCATTATACTTAAAGTAATCATAGTTCTTGTCACTAAAATGACTCTTTAGTGCTAGGTATTTTAAGTATGCTTCGTATGGTTCCACTGTTAATATCCTTCCTTGCACGCCTCTTTCACCTTGTTTAGTTCATTACATTTATGGCATTTGCCGCATGGTGCATCTTTTTTCGGGCAAGCTACAACCATTTCTTGTACTGGGGTTGGTATTAGTTTAAATAAATCTAGTTTAGTTTTGTGTGCTAATGGAGCTACAAACTGAGACTTGATACCATAATCTCTCAGATTGTTTAATAGACCATCAAATAATGTTTTATGTCTATCATCATAATTAGATGCATCCATTGGCTCAACTATTCTATCTACTTTGAATAATTTACCGTTGTCATCATAATCATATAAACAATCCGCTCCGCCATCACCTACACTCAATAACCCACCAGTGACATATCCCCAATATATTTCTGTACACCATGGATTATTAAAGTTAACCCAATATGCTACAGTGGCCCATTTAGCTAACATTGGATTAGCTCCATTGCTACTGTATCCAGCCCATGTTAGA